TTTATAAATGTAATACTTACCTTTGATAGCACTATCTTTTAATGCAGGAGTAGTAATGTCTAATTCAAGATATTCCTCACCAACAAATGGGAACAGATTAATAAGATCCAAAGATTCTTTGACAATAATACTACCAGTTATAAATGGCGAGAAAATGTCTTCATAAAATTGAATAGTTAAAACTTGAGCTGTGATGTCTTGGAAAAACCCCTTCGGAGTAATTACCTGAACTTTATTAATGCTGACATCGCCAGCAAATCTCAATTGTTGACTAGATTTCATTACAATAATTCTTTATATTGTGTCAGTATAGTTGATATAACCTGTGGGGAAATTACTTTGATTCTTCTTTTTGATTCATTGAGTGCTCGCTCGTAATCATCATTTGATACTGATACAGCACCAGTGGCAGTAGAGTTTACAATAAAACCCTTAGCGTTTACATAGTGGCGAATTGAATATCGTTGAGCACCATAAGTCGCTATAATATGTTTTACGAGTGCTTGTTCAGAAAGAGGGAAGTCAGAAATATAATCATGTTTCTGATTTGCCAGCATAATGATCCAATGATATTCTGGATCGCCATAAATCTTTTCCGCAACGATTTCTGGAGTTTCTCCGTCAACAATATCATACTCATCGAACAGAGTTACATTTTCTAATACCTCTTTACGGAAACGAACATTCCTAGTGATATCTGTTACAACTGTAGTCTTTGTTGTAGTTCCGTATTTGAAGTCGTATAAAAACTTTGGAAATTCTTTGAAGTACATTATAGACCATCCTTGACTTTGTCTTTGGTAAGAAGAGCAAGTTCTTTAAAGTTCATTGTCACATTAATTTGTGTTGGCATACCATTATCAAATGTAGTGAACGCACCATTTGGTGTATAGTTTACATTTAGTTCTGTGAGAACGCAAGATGTGTGACGATGTAAATTCATATTTTCCTGACCATTTTGATAATAAAAAATATCAAACTCGGAAGGATAAATGTAGATAAAGTTATTGTTATCTTTAAACTCTGGGTGCATGTGATATTTAAACTCATAAATGATGTTTAAAACATTTTGTGCTTCTTCAGGAGATCTTGGAAAAAATTGGTAATCAAAGGTGAATGATCTATAATCAACACCCTTAAAGATTTGTTCTTTCTTAGGGTTAGCTGCAAGACCAGTAGCTGCAGACATACCTGCTGCATTTGGACCTTTCGACAAAGCCAAATTAGTAATGATAGCTTTGGCAGGTTCAGAAAGGTTTTTAGCGTCTTTGTTTTTAACTGCAGCCATTAGTTCAGTAGAAGCAGTAGTTGCCATTTGAAGAGCACCAGTGTCTTCCTCATTCCACTGCATACCGTAACGAATAGATAACTGGTTTGGCACATGCATGGCGATAGCAGTTTTTAATCTTCTTTGTGCACGAGTAGCAGATGCAGCCATTGAAGCAGTGGCTCCAGCACCAACAGTGGCTAAACCAGCTACAGTTGCGGAATCGCCACCACCAATACCTAGTTTTTTACCCAACAATCCACCACCCACATTAAGGGCTGCAGCACCAGCAAATAGTTTACCCTTAGACAAATTTTGCGCAATAAGATCTCCACGATCTCTTGGGGTAATATCATTTACGAAATCTTGTTCAGAAAGAGACTGCGCCAGTTTAGAATCAACTGCCACATTGATATAAAATATAACATAGTTGCCACCATAATCACCTGTTGATGACATTAAATCAGAAGGATATGAGTGACTTGAAACATTATACTTCGTGTCACTTCCACCACTAAATGATGTTATGGCTTCCCCTCTGGTGCTGCCCATATTTGGTTTAACAGCCCATTTTTCAACTGTATTATTAACAGCTTGTTTAGCAGAGTTCCATGTATCTTGTATTCCCATTTCGTGCCTTTAACCTAAATATGGTTGTTATTATCCTAATTAGTTATTTATGTTCCACAAGAGAAAGTTTATTCCTATATTCCCAGAAAAATATACAGGGGATCCCACAAACATTATTATGAGATCTAGCTGGGAGACACGATTCGCTTCTTGGTGCGATAAGAATCCTAGTGTATTGAAGTGGAGTTCTGAGGAAACGATTATACCCTACAAGTGTCCAACGGATAATCGTATTCATCGTTATTTTGTGGATTTTAAGATTACCGTAACTACAGGTAGAACCTATCTGGTTGAAGTTAAACCAAAAACACAAACCCAACCTCCTATTTATCCTGGAAAGAGAACTCAAAGATACTTGCAAGAGTCTTTAGCGTTTATGAAGAACCAAGCAAAGTGGGAAGCTGCAAACGAATTTGCTAAAGATAGAGGATGGGAGTTTAAAATTATAACTGAGCACGAGTTGGGTCTAGCACCTAAATAAGAGTATGGCTAAAAAATCAACAATGCTCGATGTATTCGAACGAAACAAATATGACTTGGCGACCAGCGTCCGAAAGTCTAAAGGATGGTTCGATCAACAAGTCACTCTGCTGACTAAGCAAAACTTAACTCCAGGAAGAGTGTTAAATGGTAGTCCTGATGATTTAGTGACTAGAATCCAGCCTGGACGACTATACATGTATGGCTACGATCCTAAAGGTAAGAAAGATTTACCTTACTATGATAAGTTTCCTCTAGTATTTCCCTTTAGCAAAACTCCAGATGGATTTATGGGGTTGAATATGCATTATCTCCCATATCATCTAAGGATTAGACTCCTAGATGCTTTGTTAGTATTTAAATCTAACAATCGTATGGATGAAACCACAAGACTAAAGTATTCATGGCAGATTATAGATGGTGTAGCTAGATTTGCAGCTGCACAACCATGCGTTAAACAATATTTAACTGGTCATGTAAGAACACAATTTAGACAAATTGATGCCGATGATTGGGCAACTGCTATGTTACTTCCAGTTGAACGATTTGTTGGTGCATCTAAACAAGAAATATGGTCGGATTCGATCAGAAAAATAAGAAGGGCTTAATATGGCACTTAATTTACCGTTTGGTACAAAAGATACAACAAGAGCAGACTCTAAACCAAAACCAATCAATCAGTTTATTTCTGAAATTAAAACTGGTGGTGTTGCCAGAACTAATAGATTTGCTGTGATGTTTTCACCACCTACTGGTATGGATACTGGTGGTTTACAGAAATTACTACTGTTCTGTGATACGATTCAACTTCCAGGTATTAATTACTCAACTGTACAAAATAGAACCTTCGGTGAATTCCGTGAAGTTCCATATGAGAAGTTATACGATAATATCAGCATGTCTTTTTACATTGATACTGATATGAAAATTAAAGCACTGTTTGATGACTGGATGAGTTTAATTTCTAATCCGCAAACTAGAACATATAATTATTACAAAAACTATATCACTGACATTAAAATTGAAGTTCAGGATATTAACGATAAGACTCGTTATGAATTAACATTAAAAGAATGTTATCCAAAGAATATGAATTCTATCTCTTTAGATCACGCTTCTAAAGACAATATGAAACTCACTGTAAACATGCAGTACAAATACTGGACAGCATCTCCAGTGACTAAGCTGGCAAGTGGTGAGACTGTTCCATTAAGTTTAATTGATAAGCTGACTAAGAATTTTACAGGATTCCAAGAAACATTGAATAAAACAATTGGAACAACCGCAGGCAACTTTGTTACTGGTTCTGTTCTCTCGTATGGAGTCACAAAACTTCCAGGATTATTGAAGTTCTAATAAATACATCATTAAGGATTGCGAATGAAGATTGATGAAACATTATCTGCCGAGTTTGGGATACAACCAATGGGCAACACTGAAGTGATAACAAAGACTGGAGAAGTTATTAACGACTCTACAAATAAAATTCAAGACGACTTCGATGTCACTCGAGGTAATCTCCGTATTTTGCTCCAGCAAGGGCAGGAAGCACTACAGAAGTCACTTGATGTGGCTATGCAGTCTGAGCATCCAAGAGCATTTGAAGTTGTTGGAAATCTAATGAAACAGTTGGCTGATATAAACCAACAGTTACTAGATCTACATCAACAGAAGCAAAAGCTGGATACACCTAAAGAGGGATCCAGAAAAGAAGTGACGAATAACAATGTTATCTTTACAGGTAGCACTGCTGAGTTGAATAAGTTAATTAAGAATATGTCTAAAGGAGAATAATTATGGCTTTGCCGATGATGAATACGCCAACCTATACAATGATTGTGCCTTCAAGTGGAGCGACAGTAAGATATCGTCCATTCCTTGTTAAAGAGGAAAAAGCACTTTTGATTGCCCAGCAATCTGAAGATGTCGTGACAATGATTGAAACATTGAAGAAAGTTGTTAAGTCTTGCGTTCAAGACCAACTCGATGTTGAAAAACTAGCAACATTCGATCTAGAGTATATGTTTACTCAGATTCGTGGTAAATCTGTTGGTGAAACAGTTGATTTAATTTTTGCCTGTGACACAGATCACGGAGAGCAAAACGAAAAGGCTAAATCCACTGTTACTGTTGACCTGTCTACTATCACAGTAGAAAAATCTGCAGACCATACCAACAAAATTGAATTATTCGGTAATGTCGGTGTAGTGATGAAGTATCCTACAGTTGATGTTATTAAGAAATTAGAAGGTTTCAATACCAATGACTTAGATACAGTCTTTGATATTATGGCTTTATCTATTGATTACATTTATGATGGTGATACTCTGTTTTACGCTAAAGAACAAACTCAGGCTGAACTATTACAGTTTATTGAAAATCTATCTTCAGAGCAATTCGCAAAAGTTCAAAAGTTCTTTGAAACTATGCCGAAGATTAGAAAAGAGATTCAATATGATTGTCCAGTATGTAACAGACACCATGTTAAGATGCTGGAGGGACTCCAAAGTTTTTTTTAGTATTGCTCAGTCATGAATCGCTAGAGAATTATTATAAAATGAACTTTGCGATGATGCAGTACCACAAATACTCTTTGGCTGAGCTGGAAGAAATGATACCTTTCGAAAGAGAAGTATATGTCTTCATGCTAATTCAGTATCTTGAAGAAGAAAAGAAAAGAATAGAATCCAAAAAGAGGATGTAACAGATGGCAAAAAATAAAAACTATCAAGTACATGTCACATCAAGTGACATGACGGCATTGCTCAATGCTCAAACAGAGTCAATGAAATCTCTAAAGACGATTTCAGAAACTATGCAGTTAATTAAATTGACTGAGTTTGCCAGTCTGTACGAGACTAAACAAATTGACGATGATGGTGAGAAACATGATAAAATTGCCGAACATAATGTTAAAGTTAATAAAGAAATTTTAAAAGTTCAAAAAGACATCTCAAAATCTATTAAAGAACAAGGCACATATAGCAGAGAAGAAGCCAAAGCAATTGCTAATATTGCCAAGGGTATGCAAACATTTAAGACCATGGGAGATCGAATCTCTGATATGGGTAAAAGTTTCAAAGATAAGTTTGGTTCTGGATCTGCTCTAAAAACAACTGCATTGAAAGCAGTGAATGTTGGTGGTATCTTTGACAAGTCTATTGCTAAAGAGAAGTTTATTCAAACTCAGCGCAAACTTGGCTCTGAAGATGATCGCTCTACTCTTTCTGGTAAATTTGAAACTGCAAATAGAGCGTCAAAAGATATTAAGAAAAATGAAGCTGAAATATCTCAGTTGAAAAAAGACACTGGCATGTCAGAAGCTGACTTAGCCAAACGAGGTGCAGGTAAAGATCTATTCGCTAAACGAACCGCACTAACTGATACATTGGCAGGTGCAGATTTAAGAGCATCAAGTTTAAAATCTTCTCCTACTCAAGAACACGCTGATTCTGGTGCTAATGAAGAAATACAAATTGAAAACCAAAAACAGGTAGCAAAACAATCTGAACTACTTGAAGCAATTGCCGAGAACACTGGTGGTAAAAAACAAGATACTGCTAAAGCAAAGCCAGCCGAAGGTAGTAAAGAAGGTGGTGGATTGCTGGCTGGTTTAATGAGTGGTGGTGCAGGCAAAGCATTAGATGGTATGAAGAAATTCGGCATCGGTCTTCTCGCAGTTGGTGCAGCATTGTGGGTTGCAGCAGAAGCATTTAAAAACTTTGGTGATGTAGATTGGGATTCAATCGGTAAGGGTATGGTTGCTCTTGGTGGTTTAGTTATCGCTGCAATCGGTTTAGATAAAGTCAAGGGATCCATCATCAAAGGTGCATTTGCTCTTGGTGTATTGGCTCTTGCCATGTACGGAATGAGTGAAGCACTGGGTGGATTCGCTGATTTGGACTGGGAAACTATTGCCAAAGGTATGGTAGCAGTGGCTGGTATTGCTGTAATTGCTGCAGTTATGGGTAGTGCGATTGTCCCAATAACTTTGGGTGCTGCAGCTATTGGTTTACTGGGTGGTGCTCTCTGGATTGTTGGTGAAGCAATGCAGGCAGTGGGTAAAGGTTTTGCTGAGATGACAGATGGTCTGACTAAACTCGGACAACTAGATGGTAATAACCTTTTGATGGTTGGTGCTGGTCTTGCTGCTATTGGTGCAGGCATGGCAGTGTTCGGTGCTGGAACTGCTGCAGCTGGTATTGGTAATCTTGTTGGTGGATTCTTAAATCTAGTAACTCCTGGAAAATCTCCAGTTGAACAGATTATGATGATGGGCGAAAAGGGTGATTTAATCAATCAGGCTGGTACTGGTGTATTGAATCTTGCCAAAGGTTTGGGTATGTTCTCTCAAGTTGATACCGACAAAGTGAAAGCAATTGCTGCATTACCTATTGAGAAAATTGCAGCAATGGGATTAGCGTTGAGACCAGCAAATGCAGTTGAAGGTGGTTCCAGAGCAAATGCAGATAATGCAGCGACTGCTGGTGGTAAATCAAGCAACACTAGCGTAGTAAATGCTCCAGTGATGACTAGTAACAAAACAACTCAAATTATTAAACCACAAATTCGAAATCAAGAGTCTTCAGTATCTTCTTGGCTACGACATAGAATGGCGACATAAAAAAAGGGATCGTAAAGATCCCTTTTTAATTTCTACTCTAAAGAATTAATCTTCTTTAGCAATCTTCTCGAAGTACGACATTACATCGTCATCATCTTCGTTCACTTCAGGCATCTTCGGTGCTGGTTTAGAAGCAATCTTAGGTGCTTGGGCTACAGGACGATCTTCATCTTCAGCGATCTGTGCAGCAGACTTGCTAGCAAAAGAATCACCAGACAAAACCTCATTCAGTTTCTTCTTCAACTCATCATAAGACTTGAAGTTCTTACGATCAGTAAACTCAGACAACTTAACCTGAGCAGAAGCGATCTTAACGATCTGTTCGTCATCACCAATTGCTGATGGTTCATTGAATGCAGACTCATCATAGTTTGCGTAACCATCTTTCTTACGCATACGGAGTTTGAAGTTAGCACCTTCCCAGAAGTCAAAGACATTGACTGGCTTTTCATCTTCAAAGGTTGGACGAGCCTTGTCCATAATCTTATCAAAGATTTTCTTACCAAACTTCCACAAGAACACTTTACCTTCATTCTCAGGATGCTTAGGATCAGACACAACCAAAACATTGGCAGTGAAACTTAGGCGACGCTTTTGTTTACGAGCGATCTCTTTGTTTGCTTCAGAACCAGAGTTCCAAAGAGTGGTGTTCAACTCACCGACAGGATCGTTTTCACCAAGAGTTGTTAGGGAGTTTTCGATATACCACTTCCCAGTTGGACCTTGGAAGCCATGTGAGAAGATACGAACCCATGGGAGTTCATCACCTTCTACACGAGGTAGAAATCGGAGTGTTGCTGTTCCGTTGCCAGCCTTGTCACCTTCGAGTCGCCAAAAGCGATCGTCTGTAAAAGACTTTTGTTCGGATTGTGGGTTTGCGACTTTTTCGAATGCAGAGCTAATTGCTCCAAAGTCAGAGTTGCGCATTTTGCGTAGTGCTTGAATGTCCATCGTATTTCCTTTATATTAAAAGTATTAATTTGTATTATCGTTTTGTATATGTTGAATCTGAATATCATCAGTTATTTCAATATCATCATCAAAGATGCCATCATCAAAATCAAGTTCTTCTTCAACATAACTATTTAGCGTTTTCATACCACCACCTTTTCCAGAACGCTTTCCAGAAAATTCTTTATCAGTTTTTTGTTTATTGTATGTCTTACCCATTGTATCACTCTGCAAGTTCTTCTTTAAAATGCTCGAAGATTTTACCTATCTTAATTCTATCGTATTTAACGAACCCAGTCAACTTTTTAATTCTTCGCAACTCGTCTTCCCATATGTATCTTACAGAAGCATGAGTTGCCCATTCATCAAGTATGTCTATCTGGTCGTTTATAATATTTAGAGTTTCTATTGCAATTTTACCTCCAACAAATAAGTTTAATGCTACTGGATATTCGTTTTCGGTAAACTGAAATATTGCAGTTGGTTTTAACTTGTTCATTTCAACATAGGTTAATAGAGTCGCTAAGTCATCCACGAAAATCTTAGTCATAGACTGCTTTCGTTTCTGCCATTGCAAGTAATTATCGTCTGCTTCTTGACCAGCATAAATGGCTTGGTCGTTACCATACGCAAAGTTCGCCACAAAGAACTGGATGATGTCTTTATCATCTTGTCGTTTGCTTGCTAACTTCTCGAATATGTATCTGTCATTACGAGCATTAAATGCTTCACGAGTACCACGAACATTACCTCTGTTCTCGAAGACATTGAATCTGTCTGTGGTGAAGTGAAGTTTAATTGCTAGGTAATAACGATATGCCTTAAATCCATCCATTACACATCCAGTTGTGCTTGCTTTGGTAAGTAGTTCAAATCACGAAAATTCATTTCAATCTTATCTTTCAGAGATCTATTAATCAGCTTCGACACATCTTCTGGTTCAAGATAGTTTTCTTTACAATATTCAAGAACAGCATCCATATATGTCATTTTACTATTACGAACCATTTCTTCTATATGAAGAGAAAATTCGTTTGCAGTTTTAAACATATCATTCTTTGCTAATCCAGTACTGAGTTGTTCTAAGTTCATGGTTTACCTTTTCGTATTCTTTGAGTTTATTTTTATAAAGTTTCCATACAGGGGTATCTGTTCTATCAGGATCCATCTGTCGTTCAAACTTCTCAAGGAACATAGAGAAGAATTTATCTAATTTCATTTTTTGGACTTGTAAGTCACTATACTTCTCAATCAGTGTCATAATATATTATACCTTATTTGTTATTGCAAGACAAGTTAATTAAATTACCACCATAGAATGCAACATCCATGATGAGTGCGTCATTTTCATTTCGCAACTTGTCAATCTGCGCTTTCAATGTTTCTATTTCTTCATAGTGTCGTTTACGAAGAAGTTCAATCTGTCCTTCTTTTTCAGAACACTTAACGCAAAATTCGAACATCACAATCCCCTAATATGATCAATTACCATTTTGGCATCTTTGTAGCCTGATGCTTCAACAGCTTGTTCAAGATAGTCTGATGCAATTTCAGTTAGTCGTTTTGATTGCATCTTAATTAACATCTCATTAGATAACTCAGCGAATTCTTGGTCAGACGAACCATCATCATAAACATTTTCCCATGTTCCGTCTTTGCGTAGTCTAATTTTCATTATGTGTTTCATTACTCATTTATCCTCTCCTCATAGTGGCGATATCTCTTGCTTGTTCATCAGAGAAGACTGGAATTGCATTAGACTTGTGCATCGTACCAATACCCTTAATGGCAGAGCCTGTATAAACAGGGTTAGGTTTCTTGTAACAAGGTGCACCAGTAAATGGAAGACTCGGATGCTTAGGTGTCTCACGACAAGCAGATTTTCCGAGTGAGTATACCTCACTGAGTTGTTGCTTTGGTTTAGCAACAGTCTTTGTGGGATACTTCTTTAACATGGCTTCCCATGATGCTTTCAACTGTCGTTGCTTTGCAGTCGGTTTCTTCTTCTTAGATTTTCCAAGTGATGTATGTAGCATTTGCATAAGATCTATTATACCTCAAATAAAGTTGCAAGTCAATGGTTATTTTTTTACCATATCAATAATCTGGTCTGCAGTCACAGTATTCAAATCAATAGTCATATTCTTAGATCTGACCCAGTCAGCTACACCAGCGATCATTAAAGCAAAAAACTTTTCCTGTGGTTCTAATTCATACTTTCGTTCATTCCAAACTACTTTATCGTGAAGACACATTTCGTGGATTGGTATAGGACACTTCATCATACAACAAATCCTGTGGTGTCTTTCTTGGCTTTACCTTTGGCTTTCAAGCCAACAATAACACCCTTTGGATCTAAAAAGCGGAGATCTGTCTCGTCACCATTGATAACTGTGCGACCAAGATATGTCTCTGGCACTTTGTGAAATACAGCTGCAACATTCATACCATTTGATAATGCAAGACGAACATCCATATCATTACCATCTGCCTTAGAGAAAGTCAGGTGATAGTTAGGAATGTGATTTACTTTGCGATTGTTAATTTTAGTGTAGTCGTAAAATTGGACTTCTGGGAACATTTGGAAAATGTTCTTGCCGTTTGCAACTTCATACTTCTCCCATGAGAGATCTGAAGTACCATTCAAACGAAAGACTGGAATCAGTCCTTGCTTTTCTGCTTTGGTTTTTGTTTTGATAATCTCAACAGTCAACTCATTAAGGAATGCTTGACGATTTTCGAAGAATGCTTTGGTCTTACGAATCCGTGCTAGCTGAATCACATTAGTGGACTCACCTTTCTTGAAGATGCCACCACGACCAGCAGTATTCAAACATGCCATCGTGCAACCAGCTGTTCGTTTAGGACACACTTCTTTACCTGATAAGGTTGCAGGTGCAAAGTGTAACACTGAAGACAAGTAACCCTTCTTCTGACCCTTCAACAACTTTGGGTTGCCAACTGTAAGTAAACTCATAATTAAGACTCCATTTCAACGATATAATAGAGATATTATACGCTAATTCGGAATTAAAGACAACCCCCTAGAACACCTGTATCCTAGAGGGTTGGTTTGGTAAGTAACTACTTACTTAGAGGATTTCGGGGTAGGAAACCCTTGTTGATGAGAAGCTGCATAGGCTACACAGACCACATCTGACTGGTTTGCATAGGCACAACGAACTGCAACGGGATCAATCCCCTTTACAATCGCTGATTCTACATTTCTCTCGACAGACTTCAACTCACTATACTGATAGAAAGTAATCGATCCAATAAGTGTCACTATTGCAAGAGTAACACAACTAACAAAAACATTATCATTCATAATCATCCCCTTTAATTTACCAAGAACCATCATCTAAGACAGCCCTGACCCAAAATGGTCCAAAATATACAGCCAACAAATATCCGTTTGGATCTGTATCATTTGGTCCAGTTTTTTCTACTCGAAATTCCCAGTGGTAAGGATTTAAAACAAATCCAATCCAGATACCAGAGAATTTTACATAATTAAGTAAGTTCTTTAACTTCATCGCATAATCCTAATTTTTTGGCTTCAAGTGGACTTAACCAAATATCCTGTGGTGGCAATAGAACCTCACGGATCTTTGCATCAGATAATCCAGAACACTTTTTATAGTGATGAATCATTTTCTTGGTAGTTAAGTCAAACTCTTTTACCGTTGCGAATAATTCGTGTTCCTTACCAAAAGCACCCCAAGAATACTGGTGTGACAGTATAGATGTGTTTGGTGTAAGAATACGATGCCCTTTGTCACCAGCGATAAAAATCATGAGTCCAGCTGATGCGATCTGACCTAAGCCAATCGTGCGAATAGGAATCGCTGAACCCTTCATAGTGTCAATCACTGCAAACGCTGCATTTAAATCACCACCTGGAGAACAGATGATGAGATTCAATAAGTCTGGTCGCTCTTCAGCGAAGTTTGCTTCAAAAATCCATTCAACTAACTGCTTTGCTGATTGTAATGTTACTTCTTCCATCAAAAGGTAAAACGAGTGAGCAGAATCGTCACCACTATCTTTGAGTTGAATGTTTAGTTTGTTCATCATTTAGATACTATCTCTCTGTTTATAAAAAATGTGTCTGCCGATTACTGCAGTTCGTTCAAGTTTCCATCGTGGATTAACATAATCCGCATGGTAGAATAATGCACCTTGTGTCATGTCGTGCATCTTTTCATAGTTAGCATACACAAGCAGTGCAATGTCTCTTGCTTGTAAATATGCTGAAGTGTTTTGGGTCTTTTTATGCTCACAGAACCAAGTGAACTGACATGTTGAATTTGTCTTTTGTTTCACTACAGAGCAAATATCTTTTGGATATCTTGGATCTTGAACTCTATTTAATGTAACCATCGCAACTGCGATCTTTCCATCTCGTGGTTCATAACCTGCTTCATAATAAATGTTTTGTGCCAAACAATCAACTTGCGTTTTGGCTTCTGCTGTCAATTGGGTATAAGTTACACCAATGATTTTTTCTTTGGTAAATCCTGTAGATATTAAAAATATTACGCTTATTAAAAATATTGCTGCTAAACTGTATAGTCGTTTATGCATAGTTATCTCCTTAAAACAGTTAAGGATTGCAGAGTGTGTGAACCCTGCAATCCAATTCCCTATCAGGTGGACTTTTTGCTAGTCTTTTCTAGTGTAGTTGGGATGTTTGAAACAAAACCATTTAGGGTCTGAGCCTTTGCAATGATTTCGGTCTCGGATGGATAAGCTGGAAATCCTGGATGAACAGGCATCTCTCCACCATTGATTTTAGCAATTTCTACTTTTGTAAAGTATTCATTACTAATTACTTCACGCTTACCGTAATAGTCATCGTTAAGCATGTCTTTTGCCATTTTTAAAAGTTCTAGGCGAATCTCGAACGGGGTCAAGTTACTCATGTTTTACTCCTTGTGTGTTATGAGTTGTGTGTAATGAAGGTTTTATTGGGAACCTACAACCCACTGTATAATTATTTAGGAACTCACCAAGCCCAAGTAACAAAAGAATAGCGAGTTCCAGATTTAACTGGTTCAACTCGATGCGGAAATAAGAAATTAGATGGAAATATTACTAGATCTCCTTTTTTTAACTCTATCATTTCGTCCTCAAACATAACAAATTCACCACCAACATAGTCATCATTAAGAATACCCAAGGCTGTCAATATCGGAACACCCTTTTGTTTTCCATCAAATAAAGACTGAATATGGTCGCAATGCTCAGCCATTAATTTATCTTCATTATAACGATTAAATTTTATAACACTAAATCCAGACCAAGCATTAAACCAATTGAAATTTAATTGTTGTAAATATAATTGATAACCACTCCAGATTCTGTCGACCAAATATTGATCTGTAGAAACACCATCCCAAGAAATATCTAATTCGTTATTACCAGAATAAGTTTCATATTGTTTATTAACAGAATCATAAAATGTATTTTGTCGCCAAGAATTATTTTTTAATTCGGATATAGTTTTGTCACAAATATCAGCATCAAACCAATTATTATAAACTTTTAAATAAGATCTTAAATCTTTTTCCATAACAATAATTTTATATTACTTGGTTTCAGCCTTTTTCTTAGGTGTTGGCTTTGGTGAGTTTGGAGCAGGAGGGCAATTACCTTTCTTATCCTTTGTCACACAATTTGGTTGCTCTTTCTTTGGCTCTTCTTTCTTTGATGGCTCTGCTGCGAATGTCATCGAAGCGAATGCCAACATAACTACTGTAACTAATGCTTTCATGTAATCTCCTTTTATTTTTCGAACACTGCAATGATAAACTCTTCTTTAATCATTGCTCTCTGAACATCACCAATTTTTACTGGAGATGCTTTAGACCAATCTATCAAAACAACATCATCAACTTTAACATCAGTGACATCTGGACCAACTGCAAGAACAGTTGCCTTTGCTGTATTACCAGTGCCACGAGCACCTTCAATAATAATACCAGACTCGGTTGTGTCTTCTTTTTTATTCTCTGCGACCAGTACCTGCGTCTTCAATGGCAAAACATTCATTATTAAATCCCTATGTTATAAAATTAGTGGATGGTTATTCTGTTACGAGGAAACCATCCGAAACCCTAAGCAGTGTTTAGGCTGCTAATGCGAACTGTGCGTCGTTTGCGTTTACGGTTTTTTACTTTTTACGACTCTCTGTGTCGTGCTGTCCACTCATTTACTTATTGCCCTGTCGAAACCTAGTCACCCCCATCAAAAGTATTTTAGTATGCACTTAATCCAGAGGTGCAACTTTAACGCACATTGGCTGACTAAAATACTTTTGGTGGAGGTGGGGAGAATCGAACTCCCGTCCAGAACACCTTTCTCTTTGCTTCATACAGCAATAACCTACATTATACATTATATTTAGTTACAAGTCAAATGTTTTTCAAATTCTTATAATCTAATCTTAATTTCTTAAAGCCACCAATCCAGTTGTCTCGTTTTTCGATAAACCATCTTGGATCATCACTATCAACTGCCATAATAATTACAAGTCTACCAATAGGTATTCCTGTTCGTTCTTCAAATGCTACTGCATATGCTGCAGTTTGCATGAAGTAGTTATGAATGTCATCTCTATCTTTTGGTTTGCTGGATGTCTTAAAATCTATGACAGACAGTTTACCTTGGAACTCTGCGATACAGTCAACTGTTCCTGCGACTTGTAAATGGTCAGACCATAACGGAGTCTCCAAGCAGTGGATGTTGTCGATTTGGTCGAGGAGTGGTCTGATTGAGGTGAACATCTCTGCATCAAACATATCTGGCTCAACATGCTCCCCAAGGAGAAATTCTTCGCAGTGTTGGTGAATTCTTGTGCCTCTTGCACTGGCTCTTCCAGAGATTCGGTTGGCTTCTGCTTCTCCGACTCTTTTTCGCCATTCCATGATTCCCTTTGCTGAGTGCAGTCCTGTAACTGTCGTAACGGAGGGATAGGATTTACCCGATGGGGTTTTGTATAACCTTGTACCATCAGGTTTCGTGTCTCGTTCAAGTTTACCGAAATCATGGCGAATAAAGTTTCTTACTTTAGACTGAGAAACTGCTTCCACATCCGCAGGTTGATTTGGCATTTGGGTTTGATATAACAAATTGAGATCCTTTTAATTTATCACTAGTAAAATCTATAGTAGCGTTTTCAAAATACTGCATACTCATTGCATCCACTACAAGATTGTCAATAACGAAGTCATCTTCTTCTTTGTTCTCTTCAATAGTAAATCCATAATTAAAACCAGAGCATCCACCGCCAGAGATAAATGCTCTTACATATTTTCCATTCGGTTCATCCATTAGGATCTCATCGAGTTGTTTCTTTGCTGTTTCTGTTACGGTAATCATGAGCATGAACACTTTAGTTGATAGTCGTGGATTGCTGCACGAATTGCATCTTCTGCAAGTATTGAGCAATGAATTTTAACTGGTGGCAGAGCAAGTTCTTCTGCAATGGCAGAATTTTTAATCTCCATTGCTTGATCTAAAGTTTTACCTTTGACCCATTCAGTGACAAGTGAACTAGAAGCAATTGCTGAGCCACATCCGTATGTTTTAAATTTTGCATCGGTGATTATTCCATCTTCAACTTTAATTTGAAGTTTCATTACATCACCACATGCTGGTGCACCAACCATGCCAGTACCGACTGTTAGATCGTTTTTGTCTAAAGAACCCACATTTCTTGGATTCTCGTAGTGATCAAGAACTTTGTCGGAGTAAGCCATTACTTTTTAGCGATCAGTGTTTGAATTTTTTCTTGTATAATCTTAGCCCAGAAAGGTTGTGGAAAATTCCATCCAACAAATGCACCAAGTGCCACCCAAAATAGAGTATCTAACATTTTAATTTCTCCTAGTTATGTGAGTAAATGTATTGCTTCATTATAATGTTTAATTCTGTCTTCAAGACCAATATAACCACCATTGATTTTCTTGGTCATTAGTTTAATGTCACCAGCGTCTGCTTGAACATTTAACTTGTTTTTATTCCAGAACCAAATTGCTGACATCAATGCGAAGTCACGATCGCTCGTAACCCAATCTGGATTGTCAAATAAATTTTCCCAGTCTTCAAACATGTCTTTCGCAAATGCTCTGTAATTATCTTTTCCAGTCAACTGGATTGGTCCACGACCACGATACTTATATCCATCACCTGAAGACTCTGGTCCATTACCCATGCGACCACCATACACTTTATTGGCAATCATCTCTGGCTTGCGTGCGTAAGGTTGTGCTGATTCAAGTGTAGGGAAATACTTCTTGAAGATACCATTCAATCCTTGTGCGGAATAGTTTAGGTTTTCTTCGAATACTGTCCAACCACCAGACTCATGACCACACTGAGCAAGGAATGCTGCAATACGATGTGGTGTGTTGATATCATATGTTGGGAATACATTATTCATCGACTCTACCCAAGATGCTGGATCTTGCGCTCGAGGAAATAAATGTTTAAATTGTTCTGCTGTAATCATTTGTTCTCCATATCTTCTATCTTTAATTTGGCAAGAATATAATCCTTAACCAAAGATGATCGAACGATATCGTCAGGAGTGAATTCAATCTTAGTGAAAGCACCCATATGCATAGCAATATCAAAGAATTTCAGAATGCCAGACATATCGTTTCTTTTCTTATTTAGATCAGTCTGACGGTAATCTCCGCACCAGATGATCTTTGACATATGACCAACACGAGTCATAACTGTGTCAATTTCTTCGAATGTTAAATTCTGCATTTCATCAACAAGGATGATTGCATTATCAAAAGACATACCACGAATAAACGAAGTAGAGATAAACTCAATGTGGTGCTGTTCTGCTAATCTATCCCATGCGTCTTTGCGACCAAACAAGGTCTCGCAGATTTGGCGATATGGTTGTTGATAGATTTCCATCTTCTCATTTACATCTCCTGGAAGATGACCAATTTCACGAGATTGAACTGCAGAACGAACTACAATAATCTTGCTGAATGGATTTGCTTTGTCAAGGACTTCTTCAATTGCTTTGTAAAGAGCAATGAATGTTTTACCTGTTCCAGCGACACCATGAAGTGCCACAAAATAATCACCACGCTTGTATGCATCAAAGAATTTCTTCTGATTGTCTGTTAGTGGTTGAAATGTCTTTAAGTTGTCTAATCGGATTCTTAATTGATTACTGGCAATGGGTTTCGTTTCACGCTCTTCATTATGATTGATGTCTATTACTTTTTTAGCAGCTGATGTGCGAGCCATTGATGATTCCTTAAATTTGGGATGATGTTTTATCTAATTGACTTCCTGGAGTTAGAGAATGAATTCTTTGTAGTACCTCCTTAAAACCTGTATCTTTTTTAAGAGTGATATGATCCCCAGCAAATGCAGGTGCACTTGTGATAATAGATTCTAATTGGGGATTGTCTAGTAGATATTGCTCTCGAGCAGCAATGCGCATGATCTCATCGTGTATTTCGCCTGTTTCTCTATTTCTAAAACTATATGTTGGCATAATTTCTCCTCACAACTCTATTTAGTGGCGGATATCTTTCTATTACAGTAAATATTGCCTGCAACGGAGATTCTGTATTCATCAGATGTAAAAAACGGATAAACACAGTGCATTAATTTGGAAGGGAACAACATCATCGTGTTTTCGTAACTTTCGTCAACTGGAACATAGTGATTACTGATGCCACCAAGAATTCCAGTGTAAGAAAACTGAAAATGACCTGGAACATTGTTATTTGAGTTGATTCCTGGAGATGCAGCCAACTCATCTCTCATTTTAAATGGAACTTTCGTGTAAATAACAAAAGACATGAACCCATCATGGTTATGTAGTGGATTAAACTCATTCTTTGCTTGAAAATTGACCCAGAGAGAGTTTAAACTGAAATCTACTTCTTCTCTTGTAAGAAATGAGTCTTTAAGGAAGTTAAAAAACTCAACATAATCTTCAACATGTGGTAAAATCAGTTTTTCTGCGTGTGCCATTGATTTTGGCAGTGCAAATTCTCTTTTTAGATTGCCACTGAGACGAGTATTCCACTGTTGGGGTTGATGCATGTCAAAGTCTGCTTGAATTTCATCAATCTCATCACGAATTGGTTGTAATTCTTTATTCGTAAAGACATGCTCAATAAATCCGTAGTTATTAAATGTATTTAAACTCATTATGCTGGCACCATTCTAAATTTTATTTTATCGTTTTGTTTTTGATAGACTGCTTTGTGATTTCTAACTTTCCATTCACCAACATACCACTCTGGAATTGGTCTATTCGTCCAAACAGCAAATGGTTGCTTATCATTAATGTAATAATTGTGATATGCTTGAATAGAATTCGTTGGAACTTTATAATCTTCAGGCATACACTGTGGCATTGGAGTCATATCTCCATTTTTTATATTAGTTGGTAAAATATCAAGGAAAGGAATTAATCTTTCCGCAACATGATGCTTACCATAACGAAAAGTATATTCTTGCATGAGATCTCGCCAGAGAGAATACAACCACATGTAGTTGGCAGTTGTCTCACGACACCAAATACCTGATGGATGTTTCATATGTGATGCAAGATACAAATTATCTTCACGAGAATCATCTAGTTTCCATCGCATTGCTTTGCGACCTGAAATAGACTTACCTTCATACTCATAACCATCAAGAAGACGATGAGCAGTAGAAAGAAGTTGTGCATATTCTAGAATCATCTTAACGACATGTTTGTCAAGATGTTGCCTTGCACATTCTGTAGTATTTTCGTGTAGATAGAAAATGTTCATAGTACAAGCATCCGAATTAATCCAAAAGTATCTATAGCAGTGAGCAAGATGTAGTTAGCCAACATGCCAAATGATTTCCTAGTATAAGCAGCCCAAGCATAAAGAGCACAGCCACTAATCCAGACAGGATATAATAAAAGTAGAGGAGGATTGGGAACTGTGACTGCCATCGTAATACTACAACCAATAGAAATAGCCCAAGCGAGCAACTCAATAGCAAACCTAAAGGGATTAGAATTCCAGTCATCTTTTATCCATTGTAATGTTGGTCCAAAAATATCAGGCATACGATCCCATAGAATCCCATCCAAATTTTAATGCGTGCAATCCATTGATACCACGAATGGTATCATGGATTTGTTGGATAGACTCAGTAGATTTTGTGTGAAGGATACCATGACCACCTTTAACATTGAATGGGTTGATGCATCCTGGAGAATCATCAACTAAAATTGCTCTATCATGAGCAAATTTTGATTTTTCTTCTTTGGAACGAACAAAATTGGCTTTGTATGGAATGTTCCACTTGTCTAACCACTTTTGTTTTTGTGATTTTGCTGCATTTCCTTGTTGGACATCAAAAGTACCCATTGAAGTTAGAATTTCAATGTTGATTTTATCAAGTTTACTGACATAAGTCAACAATTCTTGCGTATCTGGCATAAATTCAAGATCTTCGAAGATGTGATAGTCCATAACAGCTGCACGAAATCGTTTTCCGTCAGTTGCATGTGTGCGTAAAGAGCGATATGCCTTGTCAAAGTTGCAAAGCACACCATCCATATCTAAGTATAATGTAATCATAATGTAATTATACCTCAAAAATCAATTTAAGGCAACTTCTTTTTTGTGTATTTGCTCAATTCAGGTTCTTTCCAACCTTCTGGCTTCAAAATCTTACCATCTTCTCGTCGGGTAACCTTGCGAGTGATTGGATCAACCTTCGCCATGTTGCTTCGAAGCACTTCATCCCATGCACCTTGCACATCGTAACCCTTCATGTGACAAAATCCAAGTGTAACCCAGATTAAATCCATGCATCCATCAAGCATTTCGGTCTCATCACGATTCCAATGCGCATCAATGAACTCTTTGAACTCTTCTTCCATGAGAGATTTGTATAATGCAGCGTTTTCTGGTGATGGTTTTTGATCACATGCTTGTTGAAACATCAATACATCAAGTGGCATTCCCATTATTTGTTCCTTTCGGTGTCGAAGTAGTGGTGTGATTTACCAATGGGTAAATCTTGTGCTTCATATAACTCTGGATAATCTTCCATAGTAGAACCACCACCATGGTCAGAATATTCTTCAACAACATAATCTAATGTCCCTGGAGGTGGCATGTAACCACAACCACGAATAAACAAGTCAGCGTGTTCCAGAATATCGTTCATACTATCAACTTGAAACTCATATGTTACTTTAGTACCATCTGGTTTTCCGTAAAGATTCGTGTGTTCTCCAATAAAGGTAAATTTTGGCATTAGTCGTGCTCCTCTAGTGACCATTTTAATAGTTTAATTTCATCTTTCAAGTTTGAGTTTTCATACTCAAGATCGTTGACTCTTTGCATTAAGGTAAGAATTGCTTCTTCCTTATCATTCAGTGGGATTAGTTGATGGTTCATTTTCTTTTTTCTTTATTGACCAAGTGCCATTTTTATTATCTATCCACTCGAGTGTATCGCCAATCTTCCAACCAGCACTCTCCATGATCTCATCAGTAAGAGGAAGAACTAAATCTCCACTCCCATCGTCTGCTGCTTCAAGTATAATTGTCCATGTAGTAGGTTTATTCATAGTTAATCTCCAACCAATTAGTTTCTTCTGGTAACACTTCAATTGTAATACCATTATCAAGTGCTTTGGTTACCATACCCTCAAGAACACCATAACCATAACTGCTTGCACCATAAGTTGCCTTATGACAAACATAGGTAGAGCCACTGCTTCCGTCAAACATGAAGCAATGACTCTCTTCATACGCTCTTGTAATACCACTGTTTAGTTTCCAAGAATCTGAACCAGCGTAACCACCATACCAACAAGCAAACACTTTATGGACTGGTGGAGTATCTGGTCCAGTAATTCTGACAACTAGCCATTTGTCTGGTGTATAATCACTCATACTAAACCTCTACAAATTTAAGTTCGAAACGATCTGCTCGATCTTCGTAGTTGATGTAGCCACGAGGATTACAAACAACACGACAACTTACAAGCATGTAGTCAAAGTCTTCATGAGTGTGACCATGAGTCCAGAGTTTAATTCCTGGACGATCCATAATGAATTGATCCAAACGAGAATTGTATGCACCATTCATCAATTGATCATGCTTGTAACGAGGATGCTCGGAATTCTTGCTTGGAGCATGATGTCCAACAACAACAGTCGTCATCCATGGAGGAGTATCTTCATAGGTATCCTCGATAAACTTCAACATTGCTTTGTGGTCATCCACTGCATCTTGAGGAGACAGATATGCCTCACGAGTCTTGAAGACGGCATGATACACTCCAGCACCATTTTCATGTTTCTTATGTTCACCATTCTCGTCAAGAGTTGGTTCCTCTGTTCTGAAGTTTACAGTCCTTAGACTGTTCTTGCAGATCTGAAAGTCATTCATACGACGAGAAACATGATTCATGGTCATCTCATCTTCACCATTCATATCAGTCCAAAGAGTGCCACCGATAAAACGATGATCACCAAGATCCCAAAACTCTTTATCAAGAACATGAATATTAGTGAATGGCTTTAGTGCATCTTTCAGATAGCCGATAGAAGTAGCATAGTCACCATGGTAATGCTCGTGATTACCCATAACATAAACCACATGAGGAAAGTTACGAGAGCAAGCAGTAAAAAACTCAAGATACCTATCAGTTTTAGCAGAAGATAAAATACTGTCGGTAACACGAAGGTCAACAGCAGTACAAATATCACCAGATAAAATAAGGACTTCAGCATTCTGTGTGTTCTGTAGATCTAGTTGTCCAAATTCGAGATGGACATCTGAGCAAATTGCGATTTTCATTTTTGTAACTCATTAAGGTTAAGATAATTTATTATACATCATTGTTGAATTAAAGACAACTAATGAAAATGGAGCCATCCAGTAACAATATACTTTTCTTGTGTTGGGGAAGGTATTCCACGATGAGTGAATGTCCAGTCAGATCCCCAAATTAAAGTTAATCCTTTTTCTGGTTTAACCTTTAGATTCTGATGATAAAATTCTGTCTCACCATCATCATCGACATCATTAAGATATGTCATAAATGTTAAATGACGATTTGCAACCGATGGATAAGTATCGCATCTTTCTGTATGCCATGCATAATATCCACCATTGGGTGGATAATACTGAATATTGGTATAATCTTTATTTGTAAATTTACAGTAAGAGTTACAGAATTTATACTTCTCAATATAAAGATCTAAAACTTTTTGTAAATGATCATGATATCTTTTAGACAATACTGTATCGAAATCTAAGAAACAATCAATTGAATTCTTTCTGGTTTTATCTACAATAGGTTCATTGTTTTTTATAGAAACTCCCTCAAATTTATTTTCACTGGTTTTGTGATATTGGATGATGTCATCCATAAGACTAGTATCATCCATATACCATCCACCAATAAAGTTATCCAGTTTATTAACTAGATGTTCTCTCATTCAAATTCCAATACATAATTGATGACCATTCTGGCTCTTGTTGTTCTTGGTGGAGTTGATGCATGAAAACGATTACCCTCAAACAAAATAGCAGAACCTCGTTTCGGTGTCACTCTATGCATAACGCTAATGCTATCATGTTTATAATCTGGATCTGTCAATTGTTCATTAAACAAAATAGTATCACCATCAGAATCATTTACATAGTAAAGAAGCGTCCACATGTTTCTGCCCAATAGATTTTGAGGTGAATCAATATGAGCAACATTATAAAAATTCTCTGGATATGTACTTTCCTGAGTCATAAGGTTGGATTTAATTCTATAGATGCCAACGGCTTTTTTACCTTGTTGCTCCAAGAAATATAACATGGGTTTAACGAGATGAAAAAATTGAGAATTCATGTTATCATACTCATACATAACATGTATTAACTGAGGGGAATCCTGTGTTGAATCGTCAATATGTATGGTATTACCAAAGTATGCATTCATATCAAGATTATAAGAATAAGAAGTTCCCTTTTTATAAAACCAAGTGAAATTTTTACTAACAAGTGCTTCTTCAAGTTCAGTGATATATGTCTCAGGAATAAAATTCTCAAGTATTTGCATTAACGACCACCAGAGCTATAAAAATTCTCAATTGCTCGTTTAGCTTGGTCACGAGTAATATATTCACCGATTATTTTATCATCTTTAATAGATTGTGCTCTAAACGAGCAAGATGAGTTGCACCAAATCACTGCATAAATTTGTCCATTCTCGGGATTATAAAAATGTGACATATCATTATTACCTTCCATCCATTGCATTTTAATTTCCTTTCTTAATGTTAATGCGTTGTTTTTTCATAAGGGTTCATTGGAGGATTCTGACTAATACTACTGAGTAGTTTTAAAAAGTCTTCAGTGGATCCTGCTTCTTTGTTTAGAACCATTGCTCGAGCCATTAAAATTGCAGCAAGAGATAATGGAGTTACTTCATATTTTATCAAGAGTGTGGACAAATAACTATCAACACCTCGTGATATTTCAATTAGGTTTTCATCATTTAGCATTTTGTTCTTTCTTATAGGGATTGTCTGGATTCCTTGCTTGAAACTTTGGAATCTCAGTCATACAGTACTGCTCACCCATTAATCCCATGTAAAACTTACAAGGGTTTCCAACAAAGTTATTGGAAGCACTGTTATCAATGTAGACATTCTCAACTTTCGTGAAGTGTCCACAACCTGACAACAATAATACCAGTAATACTCTAACCACCATAATACCCAATCAATAAATTCATTGCACGGATTAGTGTTCCGTTATTCACGACATCATCAGGATGCATCCAATAACCATCTGGATTTAATTCATCCTTGGGATTCTCATTCCACTGGTCCAACTCGCTCTGGAGATAATCTCTAGAGTCAATTAGTGATGCCAGTGTAATGCCATGCCCAACTTCATAGGGAATACTCAATCCACCAGTAGGAAACAAATGTTCGTTTTCAGTGTGTACCATATACTCCATACTTTCTTATCAAAATTGTAATTAGTAATCCCACGATCAGTTCAAGACCAAACAATGCAAGGATTATCCACAATGCCAACATAATACTATTATACTCCAATCAATCTTGCAAGACAAGCATTAATATGCAAGATGTATATACAATAAAATAAACAATAACACTATTACAATTACATCTGCATTTCTCATCGACTTACCCTCAGTTCTGCTTCTGGATTGACCAGACAAGCATTATAGTATTGTTTCACAAATTCCACAAGACCATCATATTCACCCCATCCGTTCTCTGGATTATATCTCTTATACTCCTCGGGAGAAGAAATTAACTTAACCATACCTTCATGCAGTAACGAAGCAATATCGCTGGCAGTGTAATAACCATGCTCGTCTGGTCGCCATAGAACCTCATAGAGAGTCTTACCATTCTCAAGAACAACTGCTCCAGCCATCTTACCAAGATTGTGAGTGATATTCATGGAGAAGATACTTGTGGGTTGTATAACCATTAAATCAACATCAAGACTCATTCTTAATATCCTTCTTCTGTGCTTGCCTCTCGGACTTCCAAAACACTCTCTTCCAGTCTCTTAGATGCTTCCACCATTGGGGAGCCGATGTTTTATTTCCTTGCTTTACATTCGCCATTATTCATCCTCCTGTAGTGTAGAATACAACCACTCTAGATGCATGAGTGCTTTCTCTAGATACTCTCGTTGGTCTTCGGATCCATTCGTTTCAATGGCTTCCTTAATGTTGTATAGACAGTTCTCGCAGTGACCCACAGTTGTAGCCATCTCGTTTGATTTAATCATTACTAACTCCAAAATGTTCTCTAATCTCATCGCCCATAGTTCCGCCACCATCCTTCTTTTCACGCAAAATATTATCTACTTTGCTGGCACATTCCCGCACAATCAGTTCGGCGAACTCGGTCAATCTTTCCTCAGGAGTATAGTTGTCTATCATTGGTCTGCCACTATCGTCCCAAAGTGTAAATCCTATACCAGCATCAATGGCAAGTTGTTTAATCCGTTCGTTCATTTTGTAAATTGTTTCATCCATGCTGTTAGTATATCTCTGGCTTCTACCTTAGAGAGATCAAATCGATCTCTTAGAAAAGCACCTGCTCCATACATATTAGTCACACCTGATTCTCTAAGTTCGTCTAGATACTGATAATATTCGTTCATAGATTTTCCTTTGCTACCACTAGCCATAACAATCAATTCTTGTCCAATACTCATGCCGTTCATATATGCAACCTTTTACAGTGAAAATTTTCTCGGGGAATTTTTTGCAAACAATGGAATCCAATCCTTGCAACCCTATACAGATATGATTATACCCTAATACGGAATTAAAGACAAGGGGTATCTGCAATGGAGAGAGACGATGTAACTTATGATGTGGCTTATACCTTCCGCATAGCCCAATGGGTAGGAGTCCCTGAGTTATATTTTATGTCCCCTAGCCTAATACAGATTACAACTGCTTCATCTTCTCTGAGCCGAGATACATCAGTGCCAGTCCCAGACCAGCTATACCCATCAGTATCAACAGTGAATTCTCTGGCTCTTCCATGCCACCAACTGCACCTAATACAATTACTAATCCCACGATAAATCTAATCATTTTATATTCCTTTATTGTTAAATGCTGCAATCAATGCGCTAAATGTATCTCTTGCTATTACTACTAAGTCTGCCAGTAGATGCCCGACCTCAGTAGGGAATGCTACTACTATTACAATCAACAGTATCCACTTTAACATATTAAGCAGTCAACATGTATGTAGCAAGATCTTTCCACTCTTTGTTGCTGGCACGAATCTTGGCAACAGCAATCAGAGTACGGAGACTAATCTCGGAACACTCGTTCTTGATGGTACGAATCAGACCAAGAGCATCACTCTTAATAGTGTCATCGTACTCTGGGAGGAATTCTTCACTCTTTGCAATAAACTCCATGCGATCGATCTTCTGGTCGAGGGACATGCTTAGATCGATCATCATAGAGCGACTACGGATGGCTTGGTCGATCTTGTCCTGTACCATGTTAGAGATGAAAATCACACGACCAGTAAAGTCGAAACTGCGTGGAAGGTCATCATCCTTCATGTCAGCATTCCAGCTAATGATTCTTTTACCGTAAGAGTCCAAAGCACCTTTAAGCAAGTTTAATGCAACAGGGTCACGAAGAACAGCATCACAGTCATCAAACACGATGATGGATTTGTTGTTTTCGAAGAGAGTACGATACAAACCCTTGGCAGTAGAGTAACCCTTAACCATGGTGAAACACTTGCGTGTATTGATCACCGAACCAACTGAGAATTCAGCGAGATCAGAAATGTCTTTGTAGCCATGCGCTTCCAGCGTCTTAGTGACTGTATAAGTCTTGCCCAAACCACCTTCACCAGTAATCACAGCACTAGGCTGAACACCAGTCGCAACCATCGTCACCAGTTTCTCAACGAAACCGAAACGAGTGTTAATGTCATATTTCGATTGTTTTTCAGCAACAGCAGCGATATGGACTTCCATGTCACCCACCATTGCTTGCACCTTGCGCTCCACATATTTCTTAGAGTAAGATTTGATAGTCTTAGAACCCACTTTAGCGATGTAGTTGGTTCCGTCGAAGGTGATATTTGCTGTAGTCATAATTAAGTCCTTTTCTCGATTCAATAAGAGAATTATCCCCTAAATCGGAATTAACGACAACAACTTTCTGGATAACCTTACAGACTAAAGGGTTATTACCCAGACTCGTCGTCTCTCGAATAACCCTTAGTTAGTGTTTACTTACTTGTCTCTCTGGTCTTCTCTACTCTCGATCAACCCTAACACCGTAAGTATGCCCTAAAGTCAAGTAATAATCAAATATAAATTGCAAGTTGCAAACTAGACTTCTTCCCACAGGTCGCCATCCTGAACAAACCGACCACTACCCATATTATCCCTAATAGGTGCGACAGGGTCAGGTGTCTTATTAGCACCGAGACTAGTGAAGGAATGGACTTGTGCTTCTGCTTTCTCATCACCACTAGTGAGCCATGCCGACTTAGCATCACCGATTTTCTTCTTGGTCTCTGGAGTATGTTTCTTCTGGTTGCCACACGAGCGACTACAGAACTCGCCACGCTTGTTGTGCACAGCGTTACACTTAGGACATGTTTTTGATTTGTATCCCATCACTCGCCTTTGTATTCACTGAAACTGTGTATTTCTGGAATATCTGTCCACCATGCATCATTCACTCACTGGCATCTTACTCATTAGTGTAGCCAGCATTTCCATGGCTTTCTCTAACTGTTCATCCGAGTGCTTCAGGCTCTTTTCCAGAAACTTAATGTATTCTTCTTGGTTCATACAGTCCACTCATAGTTTCTCTTCTTAGCGAATTCCTCTGCTTCCTCTAGACTACACAGCTTATCTTCTCTATCGATTACACATAGCTCTGAAGCCACTCGTCTTAGTCTGGCATCCACTCTAATATCGCTTTGTTCTCTTGCAATATCATGTAGTTCTATCACTAAATCTTGTATGGTTTTCATGCTATTCCTCCTGTAATTAGATCTTGATCACTGGGAACAAAGTCACAGTGCCCACCTAGTTTATCGATAAAGTCATTATGTAGTTCCTCTGGAAGCCAAAAGCGAGTACGATTCAGATGTGGCTCAAAGGTTAGATTATTCTCTTTAATGTAGTTGATCACAGAGAGAAAGTGAGGTGATTTAGTGAGTATTGCGTAGTGATGAGTTACCATGATGACTCATCCACGATCTGTTTTGTAATAATTACTGGATCTTGATTGACAATGGCTCTTAGTGATGCTGAGACTAAAATTCCGATCCCCGAAGAAGAATCACAGGAGACAGTAATATAGTCGGAGTCGGGGTATTTGTTTGCGAACTCAAGAATTGCGTTGAGGTCGTCTTTATGGAGGATTACTTCACTCATTGCAGTTCGTTTATCATTGCTCGTTGATTGGCGATTACTGTCTCCAGTTCGGTAATTCGTTTCTTGGCATCGGCTAGTTGTTGTTCCAGTGCTTTCATTCCTTCTGCCAATGATAAGATTGCTTCAGTTTCCATTTCTTGTACTGTCTTCATTTGTCCATTCCTTTGCTGTAGTTTCGTCGTCAAAATAAGGTGATACAACTCGACCATCGATAGTCCAG